CGGCTGGAAGACCTACCCGCCTTTGCAATTCATACCAGTGGAGGAAATATGGACTACATCTACATAGGCGCTGCTGCACTTGGCGGCGGCTGGACCGGCTACCTTATCGGCCAATTCTCGTCGGTCAAGGAAATGAACAGGCGGCTAAATGCGCTTGTGGCTGAAAAGAAGCAGGTGACGTATGAGCGCGATTGCTGGCAGCTTGGCGCACAAGTCCGCAGCGAATTGAATGTTGACCTGCAAGCCGAAAACGACCGCCTCTCCGATCTGGTAGCCAAATACCAACGCAACCAGCCAGAGCGTGAATCCAACGGAAAGTTTACCAGCAAGAAAAAGCGGGTAACGGCTGAACTGGCTGCTTATGTTGCGAGTAAGGCGGCATGATTGACGCAACCTCCACAACCTACATGAAGCACCTCTGCACATACATCCGTGACGATGCAAAGGTTGCCAATTACACCAACGTCCAGTTTGGCACACGGTTCACGGCGCGGCACGTTTCACGCATCCGTTCATCTATGCCCATGCGGAAACAGGCATGAAGCCCCTGCAACGCACACAGCAGCGCAACGAACGATGGTCTGCACTGGACAGCCGAAACGATGACGTAAAGCGCCTTATCCGCGCTGGCGATAGTGAGGCGAACATACGCCGCCGCTATCCTATGTCAGATACGTACTGGCACAAGTTAAAATCACAGGCGCATCATCATGGCTACTAACAAATATGGCGCTAAAAAAACAACATGCATTCATGGCCACGATCATGATTCACGTCGAGAAGCTGCGCGGTGTCTGGAACTGCATGACGATCAACGTGAAGGCAAGATACATGGCTTGACGGTGCATCCATCCTACGTCCTGTCAGTTGATGGTGAGCCTATCAAAATGGGCAACGGTCACAAGGCCAAATACACGCCGGACTTTGGTTATGTCGAAGATGACCGCGTGATTGTCGAAGATGTGAAGGGCTTTATCGTGCGGGACTTCCCGCTTCGTGCTGCGCTGTTTCGTGTGCTTAATCCAGACATAGAATTGAGGGTAACAAAATGACACCGAGGGAAAAGACATTATCAGACATTGGCCTAATAGCATTGAAGCACGGTTTCGACCGCCACGATCTATTAGGCAGGAAGCGCCAGCCACGCATAAGCAAAGCGCGCCATGAGGCCTATTACCACTTCCGGCGCAAGGGCTGGTCGTATCCTGAAATTGGCCGCTTGTTTGGCCGCGACCATAGCACGATTATCTATGGCGTAGAGAAACACCAAAAGGTTGCTTTCGCGCTTCCCATCAACGTAGGTGTCACAGCGGGCCTAATATGACCCCGCTAGACATCCGCCTTCCTATCATCGCCAAGCAAGCGAAGGTTCGCCCTCCCCACGTCTTTCATGTGTGGTGCGCAATCCGCGACATGAAAGCCAATTTCCACATAGGCGCGTTTGCAGAATTTACCGGCCTAGATCCTCGCCACATCGAAGCGATCATATCAGCACTAAAGGCTAACAACGCCATGCCTAAGCCTGCCAAGCAGGAAACGACACGCGGCACACGTATAGGCATAGACTTCGAGGTTCCGCTAGACTGGATAAACTGGGCGATCAAAGAGCGCGGCTGGCAGGCAAGTGATGCCAAGCAAGAGGCGTTATCCTTTGTCGATTATTGGGCGGGGCTATCAGGTAGTAACGGCGTCAAAAGCGACTGGCAGGCCACATGGCGCAACTGGTGCAGGCGTTCCAGCCGTGCAGGCCAAGCAAAGATTGAAAGCACAACAGACACCCGCGCTATATTGGAGCGCCAGCTTAAGGCAGAGGAACTTATGGGCCATGACCATGAAGCGGGTATTATCCGCAGGAAGTTGTTGGCGATGGATAATGTTTTGCCATTTAAGGCTGTTGGATAATGAGTAGAGTTGAAACAATAGGAAACGCCACGCTTTATTGTGGGGATGCACGGGATTTTATTGAAGAGATAAACGCTGCGCACTCAATTGTCAGCGATCCGCCGTATGGCATGGCCTTTAGGTCAAATCACCGCAAAGAACAATATAACGATATTGCAAACGATGAAGACGAGCAAATGCTATTGTGGGCCTGCAATCTAAAGCCATCACATTCGTCTTATCTGTTTTGCAGGTGGGATAACCTTGCTTCAGTGCCTAAGCCTAAATCATGCTTGACGTGGGTTAAAGACAATCACTCAATGGGCGACCTTGAGCATGAGTTAGGGAGGCAGACCGAAATAGCCTTGTTCTATGCTGGCCCTGACCATGACTGGCCCACGAAGCGGCCCACTGATGTTATCAAATGCCCGCGCACTGGCAACAATAATCACCCAACCGAAAAGCCCGTCCAGCTTATGCGCGCCATTATTGAATGGACACGCGGAACAGTGGCTGACCCCTTTATGGGTAGTGGCTCCACTGCAGTAGCCTGTGCTGCGCTTAATCGCCCTTTTATTGGCGTTGAAATAGACTCTATTCACTTTGACACTGCCTGCAGGCGCATCGAGCAAGCACACAAGCAGCCGGTAGATATGTTTCTAACCTCAATGTAAACCATTATACATTTACAAAATCGATTAATAGCCGACAATTTATAAAGATAATTAACGAAACCCCCGCCTTGCATAAACAGGGCGGGGGATTTACACGTATCAGTAGCAACGCGTAATGGTCCTACGCATCGCCGCAGATTGTATAATCTCTTACAATCGCCACGTCAACGGGTTACGCGAATTAGCGCTTTCACCTCGGGCCACTTGAAAAAGCTGCTTTGGATTGAAGCTATCGCACCAAGTTGGCCAATTTTGCCTTCCGGTTAAAGCCAAAATCCACAACGCGCTGGGCACCCGTGAATGAGGCCCGATGTGTCCTCCGCTCTTTTGTCTGCTACCTTATACGGGCAGAACTTTCCGGCGGCGAAACCGGCGACGCGTTCGGTTAGGCATCTCACCCTAGTAAGTGGAGTTTGGCAGCCTTAGTTGCCCTCCCCAGGTTTGACTAGCCTATGCTGTTATGGCATGAATAGTAGGTGAGGTAAGTGGGCAGGCAGGAAGCGATCCGGGGTAAGCCGTGATGTAACAGTTCCTTGTTACTCCCCGTCAAGCGGAAAGCGGCCTATGGGAGAAACGACATGATTGACACCGGAGAAGGCCCAACATGGACCGAGGCACTAGCCCCCGATCACCGCAGCCTGAAACACCTGTCAGACAAAGACCTGCAAGCGCCATTCATCATTGAGAACATAGCCCGCTGGCACGGCTGCACGTTGGCGCAGGCGCGGGATGCCAAGGGCAAGGAACTACTTCGCCGCACACAAACAACGGAGAGGCCGAAATGAGCGACGAAGGCAAGCAAATAGGGTGCATGATTTTGGCAATGGCAGTCATAGCCGGACCTGCGCTGATTATCGGAGGCATTAAACTAGCCGCTTGGTGGAATATCGCCACAGGCTGCGTGAACTAAATTTAACAGGGGGTATCATGGGAAAGCAGCGCGCACGCAAAAAAACCAAGCCACAGATTAGCAACGTAGTCCTGCCAACGCCTGAACGCACATCAGGGCATGAAACACGGCGCGAGGGTATGGCTACCCGCATCGTGCCGACAATCGACACGCTACACAACCGCAGCCGCATCACAGAGGCTGAATGGAAGGCACTGGGACACTATGCAGAGCAGAAGTGCATAGCAGAGGGGTCGCCGCTTAAAGACAGCCTAGGCAAGCTTCTGCGGCCTTCTGGCGGGCAATGGGGCAATCTACCGCCTGCTGTCATATCCGCACAGCAGCGTGTCCGGTGGCTGGAAGGCGAACTCGGCCAGCTTCGATCCATAGCAGAGGCAATCGCCTGCGAAGACATAACGCTCACCGAATGGGTATGCAGGCAAGGGGAGGGGCGTATCAAGTGCGAGATTATTGACGGTGCAAAGATATGCAAGCCATACGCTGATAGCCAATATTACGAATTTGCGTTGCTGGAATTGCGCTTTGCTGCACGGCGTTTGATTAGCGCAATAGGTGGTTGACAATCCGGCCTAATTCTGCGATGGCGACTAAATTGATTTGAATTGCGCCCGTAGTTAACCGCTGCGGGCCTTTTTTATGCGCGGCGGTGTGGATTAGACACGCGGGTGGGTAGCTGGCCAACAGGCGCAGTCCACCAGAACGCCTTGAAGCTAAAGGCAAGCTGGAAACGGCCCGCGCAAACCACATTAGCCTTAGGGCTATCCCGCTGCCCATCCGGCAGACCTTACAGCCTTATGCTTATCAAATGTGCGGCACTGCGGCGGCGGGTAAATTTAGGAGCGTATGACATGGATATATCATGCGCTTAGGGCTGGGACTTGGGCTTTCTCATGGTGCTGCGGGGGGTGGTGCGCCAGCTATGCCAGCGCAAGGTGATTTGCTTTACTGGTTCAAGCCGGAAGACATAACTCCACAGATTGATAATACTGGCTTGGCGTCGTGGACTGACAGCGTAGCGGGGCAATCGATTACGCAGGCAACATCTGGTTTGCAGCCAAAATACCGCACGGCCTCCTTTTACGGCAAGCCATCTGTGCAATTTACCGGAACAACTAACGGGTCTTATCTAAGTCTTGGACGCCCTGCTGCGTTTCTAAGCGCGCTTGGTAACGCAAACAATACAACTGGCTACACGACATTCTTTGTTTTGAAAGTCGATCCGGGAGTGTCCGGTGACTTCAGGGCGTTTTATTGCCCTTCGAACATCAATGCCGGAATTACGCTTCAAGCTTCATCAAATCGTTGTGGTTCCAGAGGTCAAGTGTTGCAATTTACGGATAGCAGCGGCTTCCGTATTATCGTTATGCGCTCATCCTCCACGCTTTCGGGTGGGGTTGGCCAGTTGTTCCAGCAATTTAACGCTACATCAACGGCGGAGTCTGTGGACTTTGGCGGCCAATACGCCATTGGCGGTGATGGAACTGGCAGCACGGCTTGGTCATTCACTGGCGAGATGGCTGACTGGGGTGTTTATAACAAGGCCCTGTCGGTTGTTGAGATAGCAAAGCTTTATAAGCATTTGTGCGCCAAATACGGGCAAGCTGTTCCTTGGGCTGGCCAGTCCCGTTTTGTTGTTTTCGATGGTGACAGCATTACTTTTGGAACGGGTGCAAGTGGAACAACTGGCCGCGCATTCTATCAGAATTGCTGGCCGACCCTCTTGATGGAAAACAAGAGCGTTGCCTTTGGGGGCTACACTAACTTTGCAGTATCGGGCAGGACCGCAACGCAGATGGCGGGTTCTGCGCCAAGCAATTACACTGGGTTGGCCGCTGAATTGGGTATCCCTGTAAAATTGTTCTGCATGGAGTTTTACAATCAACAAGACAGTAATGCGTCCAGCTTCAAGAGTTACTTGACGGCTGTTAGAACTGCCGCGCCTGAAATAAAGATTGCTGCGCTGGATAGCACGGACAACGGCAACACAGGCGCAGCCATTGCCACAAGGGATAGCTTCAATGCTGCTGTTGCCGCTGCTGGTTCAAGTTTCTATGATCTTTATGTGCCGTTAAGCACAAATACCACAGTTGGCATCAACGGTGCTTGCCCTGATGTTCCCGGCCCTTATGGCCCTAACTTTGCCGATAACATCCACCCTGCGAACCCCGGCTATGCAGCAATGGATACGTTCTTGCGACCTTATTACGATACGTTGATAACGCTATGAGGATAACGGCTATCTTCCTCCTGTTTGCCGCCCCTGCCAGCGCGCAGACATTGGAACAGCGTGTTGACAAGATTATCTCCGACGCCAACCAGGCCGAGAACGCCATGCAACGGGTCATGGCAGAGGCAAAGAGATTGAAGGCCGATATTGCCAAGCCTGTAACTCAACCACACCACGGGCTTTTGCCGTTCATTGATAACAGCAAGATACCTGCGCCGGAGGTTGGGTTTTCTGCCGCTCGCATCCGTCCAGAGACTAATGACGTTCCAAACCCCGGCGCTAACGGACAAGGTGCATTCCGCTTTACCTGCACCTTCTCGCACATGAACTATGACGATCCGATAGTTTACGCAGGGCAAAAGGGTGCTTCACACCTTCATGCGTATTTCGGAAACACCGCAGTCAACTTCGCATCGACGCAGGCGAGTATAGAAAAAACCGGCAATTCAACATGCGCTGGTGGAACCGCCAACCGCACAGGATATTGGGTGCCTGCTGTCATCGATACAAAAGACGGCACTCCTTTAAAGCCGTTTGAAATTCTGGTTTATTACAAGACGGGCCACATCGAAGGCGACAATGTAAAGCCGTTTCCGGCAGGGTTACGCATGGTTCAAGGTGATATGAAGTCAACCGGCCCACAAGAGAAAATTTATTGGAACTGCGTTGCTGCTGACGGCACTACGGTAAGCTTCAAGACAATCCCCGCTGATTGCCCTGTTGGTGCATCTGTGGAAGCCAGCATAGACTTCCCGTTTTGTTGGGATGGCGTCAATCTGGATAGCCCCGACCATAAAAGCCACATGTCGTTTGAGGTATGGAACAACGCCACGAAAAAGGTGCAATGTCCGACAACTCACCCTGTCGAGCTTCCCATGCTGGCCGAGAAAATCCGGTATAAAGTGACCGAGGCAGGTTCGCCCGCACGGTGGCGGCTGTCATCGGACAACTACGGCACTGAAAAGCCCGGCGGCTATTCGCTTCACGCAGATTGGTTCAATGGTTGGGATGCCAAAGTGCAGGAAACTTGGGTCAAGAACTGCCTGCAAGCAAACCGCGACTGCCACGGCAATCTGCTTGGCGACGGCACTACGTTATTTTGAGGGGGTGGCATGGCTGTTAGTCTAACCCACAGCTTTCAATCTGCGGTTGCGGATAGTGCGGATACGGCACTTGTCCAGCCATCGCACTGGAACGCGCAGCACCAGCTAACGTGCGCGACAAGCGTTATCCTTGGCAGGGTGACAGCAAGCACGGGCGCAGTTGAGGAATTAACACGGACGCAGGCCAAGGGATTGCTTGCGATTACGATTAGCGACGTTTCTGGATTGCAGACAGAGATTGAAGACAAGCAGCCTCTTGCGACTGTTCTTACAAATACAACCGCTAGTTTTACCACGGAGCAGGAAACAAAGCTTTCAGACATAGCTACGGCTGCGACAAAGAACGGATATGGCGCGGCAACGATTGATTTTGGAGCGTTCCCCGGCAGCAATGAGGCGTCGGTTAGTTTCGCGGACACCAATGTCGGTGCAGCGGTCAATCCGTTCTTTGCCAGTGACGACACAACAACAGACCACACGGCGAATGACCATAAATACGCAGCGATGCTGGTTCATCTATCGGCGCAGACCACACCGGGGGCTGGTGGGGTCATTCATGCGCGCTCGGAGCATAAAATGCAGGGGACGTTTGACGTCCGTTATGGATATTAGGGGCTAGACTATGGCTTTAGACAGCAACATTATTGGAGGAACAAGCGGCAATAAAGCCGAGGTTACCGCCACAAATGAATTAAAGGTTGTTCTCCCAACCGCAGAGGGGGCGAGTGTCCCTATTGTTGCGATGGTGACCGAGAACGATAGTGGGTCTGCAACTGGCGCACGGTATTTCGGTTATCCTGAATCAGACGACGACAGCCGCTTTCGTATCGCCCATGAAGCGATTTTTGACAGCGAAACTTTCAACTACACCGCGCAAAACACCGGAAAGCATATCTACCGCAACACGACACTCGCAAATAGCTGGACGGCTGCTGGTTTAACTACAAACAGCGGCAATATCACGACCACGACAACTGGGTCATCTTTCCAGACCTACGCGGAATTTCCTGTCCTTGGCGCGTCGTTGCTCTATTGCGAGATTGAAGGCTCGTTCACAGCGGCCCCTACGACTAACACAATCATTGATTTTGGCTTGCCTCGCATGGCAATCACAAACCCGTTCGCGCCTACCGATGGGGTGTATTTCCGGCTAACGTCTGCTGGCCTATTCGGTGTTATCAACTCCAACGGCACAGAAACCACGACGAGTGTCTTTCCATTCACCTATGTAAATAACCGCAAATATCAATTCATCATCGCCCTGCACGAACGTAACGTCGAGTTCTGGATTGACGATGCCCTTTACGCTCAACTGGATACCCCCGTAGGGCAGGGACAGCCTTGCATGTCGGCATCGCTTCCCTTTGGCGTCCGTCATGCGATTACAGGCGGCGCAGCGGGTGCAGCACTATCCTTTGTGGTCAATGACTACACGGTGAGCGTAGGCGGTCCCAACATCGCGCAAACAGCGTCTATTCTCGGTCAACGGGTATATGGTTCTTATCAGGGCCTATCAGGCGGCACGATGGGAAGCCTTGCAAGCTATGCTAACAGTGCCAACCCAACAGCGGCGGTTCCTACCAACACAACAGCGGCGCTAGGTTCCGGCCTAGGCGGGCAGTTTTGGGAAACGGCAACGCTTGCGGTCAACACTGACGGCATCATTTGCAGTTACCAGGTTCCAGCGGGAACCGCCAACGTGCAGGGCCGTCGCTTGGTTATACGCGGCGTTGGCCTTTCCAGCGACATTCAAACCGTTCTGGCGGGCGGGCCATTTGTAAACCGCTATTCACTGGCCTTTGGGCATACAGCAGTATCGCTGGCAACTACTGAATCGGCAACGACTAAAGCACCGCGCCGCGTTCCGCTTCCTGCATTCAAGCAAGCGGTTACAGCCGCGCAGGCGGCAGGAACACAGTTAGCGCAACCGGGCGGCTCTTATTTCGATTTTGGCGATGCGCCGGTATTCGTAAACCCCGGCGAATTTGTTGCACTGGTGGTTAAGCGGATTGGCACGGTTGGAACGTCGGGTGTCATCGCGCATGATGTTGCATTCGTCTACGGTTGGGAATAATGGGCGCGTTTGAAGCATCGGCGTTTTATTCTAGTGCATTTTATGCCCGGTCATTGATTTGGCCTATAACAACACCAACGACACCGAACTGGACCGAGCAAGATTTAACAACCGGCGCATGGGATAGCGTAGCAGCAAGCACTGGCAACTGGACCGCCACGGCAAACACAATAGATGACTGGGCAGAGACAGCACAGCCAAGCCCGCCGCAATGGAGTTTATCATGACAGCAGGTAGGCCAAGCGAATATAAGGACGACTATGCGAAGCAGGTTGTGAAGCTTGCTGAATTAGGCGCAACTGACCAAGAAGTAGCTGATTTCTTTGAAGTTGATGTACGCACAATATACAGATGGAAGCACGACCATCCTGAATTTTGTCAGGCCCTAAAAGTAGGTAAGGAAGTTGCAGACGAAAGAGTTGAGCGTAGCCTTTATCAAAAGGCTATTGGTTACGAGCAAGACGAGGTAAAGATATTCATGCCGGGTGGCGCTGCCGAGCCTGTGTATGCGCCTTTCCGCGCTAAGATAGCACCCGACACAACTGCGGCGATATTCTGGCTAAAGAACAGGCGTTCACAGCAATGGAGAGAAAAGCAGGAAGTTGAGCATAGCGGCGAAATGACGGTCAACAAGGTGGTAAGAGAGTTTGTCAACACTCCACATACCGACGGCTAAAGTCTTTGCTCCTCTCTATAAGCCAGCCCGCTACAAGGGTGCATGGGGTGGTCGAGGCTCAGGAAAGTCGCATGACCGCGCAGGTGCTCTAATTGATGACAGCCTTTATGAGCGCGGGCTTTTGTCGGTTTGTATTCGTGAAGTGCAGAAGTCACTAAAGGACAGCGCCAAGCGATTGCTGGAAAGCAAAATTGCTGAATACAGATTGGGTGAGGCGGATGGCTTCAAGATTTACACCGACCGGATACAGACACCGGGTGATGGGGCAATCATCTTTCAGGGGATGCAGGACCATACGGCGGAATCAATCAAGTCTCTGGAAGGATTCAAGCGGGCATGGGTAGAGGAAGCGCAGACGTTATCTGCGCGTTCTCTGCAACTGCTTAGGCCTACAATTCGCGCACCCGGCAGTGAATTATGGTTTACATGGAATAGGCGATTAAAGACCGACGCGGTTGATAGGATGTTCCTTGGCGCAGAGCCGCCAACCGGCGCTGTTGTGGTTAGGGCGAATTGGAATAACAATCCTTGGTTCCCTGCTGAACTAGAACAAGAACGGTTAGACTGCTTGCGGGATAGTCCAGACCAATACCAGCATATATGGGAAGGCGACTATGTGACTGTTGCTGATGGCGCATATTATGCCAAGAGTCTCACGGCTGCCAAGGCAGAAAATAGAATAGGCCGGGTAGCGTTCGACCCGTTGATGACGGTGCGCTTGTTCTTTGACATCGGCGGCACTGGCGCGAGTGCGTCCATGTTCGCGCCGTCCACTCTCGACGCCACGAGCAGCACCACGGGTGCGATTCGCACAAGCGGCGGCATTTCGTGTGCAAAGGCTGCGAACATCGGCACGACGCTAACGGTTGGCACGAACATCATCGG